CGCCTTGTATAACGCCTTTGATATTGTTCCATACAGAAATGACTAACATTTTTATAGCTGGCCATAACAATTTCATCAAGTTCCATATCAATGTCATAATTGGCTTGATTACATATGACCAAATGAATTTAAAGACTGTTGATATAACGTTGCCTATTGTTTTGACAGCTTGCGTTATTTCAGCACCATTCTTAGACCAGAATGCACTAATTTGTGTTCCAATTGAAGCTGCAAAGTTTTTAACAGCAGTCACTACTTGGAAGAATATTGTTTTAACTTTTGTTGCAAAGTTAGTAAGTCCTACTACCACGTTAGGTGGTAATATCTTACTTAGTGTGATAACGCCATCTTGACCGTTACCTTTGAATAGTTGGAAGAAACCTTTGATGATATTTCCTACCGTAACAAACGTTTGTTTAACGCCATTTAAAGCGCTATTCACGATGTTTCTAAACGTTTCTGACTTCTTATATGCAACTACAAACGCAACGCCTAACGCTACAATTGCAGCCGCTATCCAACCAACTGGTCCAGTGGCTAGAGTTATTGCACTACCTAGCATAGGGAATAGCTTAATGGCTGTGGCTAGTTTACCAGACAAGAACGCCATTATACCTCCAGCTTTACCGATACCAACAATTAATGGTAATAAGGTTGTCATTGCGCTGCCTATCACTGCTATAAACGCACCGAAGGCAAATATTAACGGACCGATTGCTGCCGCTAATGTTGCTAATACAACCATTGTTATTTGCATACCTTTAGACATGCCATTCAGTTTTTCAACTAGCCAGGTTATCGTATCAGCTAGTTTCCTTAGAACTGGCGAAAAGATGTTACCGATAATAATTCCAGCAGACTCAAAAGCACCACTTAATTGTTCGAGTGATCCTTTCAAGTTATCTTTCATTCTATCGGCTGCTTTTTTACTTGCACCATCTGAATTTTTAAGTGACTTACTAAATTTATCAATTTTTGATGGTCCAGCATCTATCAATGTTAAGAAACCTGATGCTGCTTCAGTTCCGACAATTTGTGCTACGTTAGCAAGTTTCTGTTCTTTCGTCATGCCTTGCATACCACTTTTGAACTGTTCAATTAGCTTAGGCATACCAACAAACTCGCCTTTGCTATTTGTTAAACTGATGCCCATTGAATCCATAGCTTTCGCTGATTTTTTAGTAGGGTTTGCTAATCTGATGAACGAAGCACGTAATGCTGTACCTGCTTGACTACCTTCTAAACCTGCATCTGACATAATACCTACCGCTGCGGAAGTATCTTCTAACGATACACCTAACGATTTAGCAGGAGGACCTGCGTATTTCAAAGCATCGCCCATATAACTTATATCAGCAGCCGACTTGTTAGCAGCCATTGCGAGTAAATCGGCAACGTGGCCTGAATCTTTAGCCTCAAGTCCAAATGCGTTTAAAGATGATGCCATGATAGTAGCTGTTTCTGCCATATCTGCACCACTTGCTTCAGACGCAGAAATAACAGAAGGCATAGCTTTCATTATTTGTTGAGCGTCAAAGCCTAACGCTGCGAGTTCTTCCATACCTTGTGCAACTTCAGCAGCCGACTTACTTGTCTTAGCACCTAAATCAATTGCTTGGTCACTCATTGCCTTTAGTTCGCCTTTACTTGATTCAGCAATCGCACCAACTCGTGACATTTGCCCTTCAAAGTCTGCCGCAGTTTTTACCGCTAGACCGAAACCACCAACAATAGGTGCAGTCACGTACATTGACATGTTACGCCCTACGCCTTTCATAGCGTCACCAGCACTTGTAAGTCTAGGACCCATTGATTCAAACGTTTTACTTACTTTGCCCCAACCACTACTGGATAATCGTTGTGCTTCTCTTGCCTCTTTTTGAAACGCTTTGAAATCTTCGGTAGTTTGACCTAATTCTTTTTGTAAGTAGTTTTGAGTATCAGCTTGTCTGTTGATTTCCTGACGTAGCGATTGAGCAGTTTTACTGTTGTGTCCCTGTTCTTTTGCTACTTCTTGATATTGTTTTCTCAAAGCCTCTAAGTTTTTCTTAGATACACTCAAAGCACCGTCAAGTTCACGCACTCTATTTTTATAAGAAGTCATACTTTTTTCACTATTAACGAAATTGTTACGACTTAGTTTTAAATCAGTATTGAGTGTACGAAAACTTCTTTTAATTTCAGATAATTTACGATTGATACCCATATCATTAAGTCCGATATCAATTTGTAAACCTCTAATTCGTTCTGCCATTTCCTCACCTGCCTTCTTTTACAAATTAAGTGAAAGCATCTAACACTTACATAATTAAGTAAATGCAGAAATCATTGACTCTTGTTTCTTAACTGATTTAGTATCTTGAGAAAGTTCGTCCATGACAAAATTGAACGGTAACTCCAATACTTCATTGATAGATAAATCACCGTTCTTTGTCATATCCTTAACAACTTTTTTTAAGTTATTCTTGTGATCTTCCCAAGTTCTAATTTCAACGTTATCTAAATCAGCTTGGCTAATTCCTTTTTTCTCTTGTCATCCATTGCGCCACTTGCTACGAACTCAATTTGTTGTTGTAATGTTTCAGTTGCGTCAGGTGCATGAAGTCCTTCACGTAACTGTTTAGCAGTGAATTGATTGTTGTAAATTTTAACTATCATATCTAACATGATATCCATGTTTTCTTTTTCTGATTTGTCTTCTAACCCTGACATTACGTCTGTTGCTTCATATACTAATGTGAATGGGATAAATGCTGGTGTGATGAATGTGTCATATTTAACTTCGCCTTTTTCGTCTACTTCTTTTACTAATCTGATAAAATTACGTTTCATGTTTGATTACCTCTTTCTTAATTTGTTTTTTTATTTTGCAAAATAAAAAAGGGAGCATTTCGCCCCCTTATTCAATTAATCTTCAATTTTCTTAATTAATACTTTTCCTTGCTTGTTATCTGTTGTAGATAATTCACGCAAGCGATCTTCACTCACTTTTTTGTTGGCAGGTTTAGGGAATGTATCGCCTACGTTATATGCCTTGTTTTTGTCCTGTAAATCTTCGAAGTAATGCACTACTTCGTACTTATCTTTCTTTACAGTCTTTTTAGCCATGATTAAGCACCTGCGCCTTCAGGTGTTCCTGCCTCTGGATGTGCTGTGCCAAATACTTTATTCCAAATTGCGTCACGCATAACTGTTGAACCTTTTTCGTCATGACCTAAAATCATTGTTTGAGGTGATTCGAAACCTTCAACATCAGCTTGCATAAACTCACCAGTTGATTGGTCTTGAGAGAACTCAACGCCATCTTCTTTAGTTTGTCCTGATAATTCTGGGAATGTGAAGATACCTTTTGGTAAACCAACATATTCAACTGCACCTGATTCCATTGTCTTAGCAAATACAACCGCTACATATGGAGGTGTATCGTTACCAACACCAACAAGACCATCTGCTGTTTGAGATAAACCAAATAATTTAACTCTATCTTCTAAAGGTAACTTGTGGAATGTAGATTCAACTTCAACAGTACCGTTTGCTACTGCCATCTCTGCTACTACGTTATCACCGTATGCTTTTTCGATCGATTGTTCTTTAGATACTGAAATTTCTTGTAAGAATTTAATACGTTCTGGCTCAGTACCACCTTGTACGCCTTCTTCACCATGTACTTTATAATAAAAACCTGTTAACCCTGTAAATGCGTTATAACTTTTTTCTGCCATTTATTTTCACTCCTATAATTTGTAGTATTTTTTGCCTTCAAAACGCCTTGTACCTCGATAAAAATTAAAATCTTTGTTGTACTCTGGTTTTGCAGAACTCGTTTGGCCGAAACCAAGTTCGTGTCTTAATGCTCTTTCAACTGCATGTGTTAAATTTGTGCATAAAAAACGAGCATTTCTACCAGTTTTGTGTTTGACAAAAACATCAATTTGGTAAAAATACTCGTGCGTTAAATTATCATTATCTGCAAAGTCTTTCGGAGTTGGTTCATCTAATGGATCTATTACAATGAACGTATCGTCTATACTTTGTGCCTCTGGATATTCGAAAAACTTAATATTTTTCATTGCTACATTGTTCTTTATGAACTCGTTTTTTTTGAGTGCTTCGTATATTTCCATTGTTACGTCTGGCAACACTTCCATTATTTCATCAACTCCTTCTGCAATAACATTTTGACAGTTCGTGTATATGTTTCATTGAACTCTCTTAACGCATTTTCAATGACACCTTTACCTTTAGGGTTAACCCATTTACCAGCCCTGTCATAGTGACCGAACTCGTTTAAGTGGATGATACGATAACGGTCTTTAGGACCACGCCAATGTACTTTAACTGTACGGACGCCTCTTACCCATTCAGGCTTCGATAGTTTAACTTCGTCTATCGTTGCCCCTGTGTCTTTAAAAGACGCCATATCACGCTTTAAAACTCCTATAAATGCGTTACCTCCAACTATTAAGGCGGTATCAATGATTTTATTAGTGGCTTTACGACCTAATTTACGTTCAAGTTCTGATTCTAACTCTTTTAAACCTTGTAGTTTAACGGTCATTCCTTCAACTCCCCAACGATTTTTATTTCCTTTTCTTCTTCGTCTAACGAGATATCTCGCATCTCGTAAAAACCTTCGTTGTAAAAAGGATGTAAAATCTTAAATTTTTCGTTTGTTGAAGGGATATACTCACCGTTAGTATCGAGCATCTTGATTGTAATTAAGTTATTAGAACGTGTTGACTGAACAATTTCTATATCTTTCGAAGATGAACTATAAACATTTGCATATGCAGTAAAAACTTTCGTTTCTGCACTACCATCTGCCTCTGGTCCATCATTCTCAAAGCTATAAAATTCAACTATCTTATCACGACTACCAGCGTTAACACGTTTATGTTTGAAGTTGTGACGTATCACTGTCATCACTTCCAATCTCTGATAACTCAATACCTAAAGAATGTATTTGATTAACAAATCTATCCTCAAAGTATTCAACTGCGTCATGATATAAATAGCGTGTTCTTTCAATCACAAGTTCTTTTCCTCTAATATTTTCATCCAAATTAAAATCACCACATTTATATTGGATATCAGTATAAGACTGATTTAATAACGATTTGATCATTTCATCTTCAGAACTGTGTGTGATTCTTAATCTTCTTTTAAATTCCTCGACTATTTCTTTGGAGATCATACTTTAACACCTCCGAATTAAGCACCTGCACCATCATCAGTTGATGTTTCACCAATTGCTAAATCATAGATAGCAGATACTTTGTTATCTTCTGGCATACCATGTGCGAAGTGTTTAGAAATATAAACATC